AGATGCTAAAGGGTTAGACCCGGGCGCTATATCCCCAATAGGGTACGGCAACAGCACGGATGGTGTTCAGTACACAACGATGCAATCCAATGAACGAATAATTGATCTGACTATTGGGTTGAATCCTTATGCTACTGGCGACTTCATATTCAATTTACTGCGTGGAAACCTCTACTCGGCAATTGCCCGAGGAAGAACGCCCAATGTATATTTTGATGTGATGATCAACGAAACCATATCGGCAACCGTGCCTGGGCTGATAACTAATGTTAGCGCACCTTTATTTACCAAAACTCCAGAGTTATCCCTCACCATAACTTGTCTGTCGCCATATTTAGAGGCCCCGGAAGATACTATGGCGTTATTTGAGCTAATCGAACCTGCAAATGTTCGGTTAGAGGAAACCCAATCTTCGGTTCCGACTGGATTCGAATTGGCGGTTGACTTCATTTTAGCGTCATCTTCCTGGGGCATACGCGACCCAGATAACGCGTGGTTCTTTAACATCGAACACGATTTTATTGCATCTGACGATTTGCGTATATCTAGCGTGGCCGACAACTTATCGGTTTCAGTTACTCGTAGTGGTTTAACTACGTACATTGCTGACAAAGTTGTTAGTGGGTCCACATGGCCTCTAATTTTCAGTGGCGAAAACATATTTACTCTAATGGCTGACCCGGCATTGTACAATCTTGGGAATGTCGTGTATCGACGCAAATTCTGGGGGTTGTAGCATGGACATATTTACGTTAGATCAGTATGGGACTCAGGGTAAGCTGGTAAACGGCTTTAAAAACATGATTTGGACAGAACGATACCGAGCTGCAGGTGATTTTAAACTAAGCGCAGCATACAACCCAAAGCTCATGGAGTTGCTACCTCTAGGGTCGTATATTTCGCATTTCGACACTCGTGAGATGATGGAAGTCCAAGACCATGAAATACTAAAGAAACGCGGTAAACCCCCAACCTTGGCAATCACCGGTCGTAGTTTTGAGACGTTCCTTGAATGTCGAGTAGCCGCGCCAAATACCGGTGGTTTCCGCAATCGATCAGGGGATACGGCAAACGTATTCAATTTGGGTAAAGCTAATTCCTGGCATCAAGCCGCGGTATTGATTGAACGTCACCTTACTGGAAGCGACGTTGGAATTATGTGGTCGGGCGATACTGTACCATATTTCAATGTAGTGGAAACCGTACCAGGCAACGAAGACCCCAAACTTGGCCGCATATTTGAACGCGGCAACGTTTACGAGAGAGTGTTAGAACTTCTTGGTATTAGCGATTGTGGTATAAAATCCCGACGACCGGGTGTAGACTCGTCTACAATAGACTTAATTATCCATAAAGGCGTAGACCGAAGCGAGACGGCGGTTATATCTGCTAAAATGGATGAGCTTGACGAAGTAGGGTATTTCTTCTCAAATCGAAAGCATAGAAATTGGGCTTTTGTTTGTGGTAAATACACTGGCCGTGTTGTTAGGCCCACTGCGGACACTGGTGTTAATCGTCGATGGGTTTATGTGGATGCTTCTGATATTGAGGAAGAAACCTCAGATGACAACGAAACCTATATCGAGCAGTTGATAGCAAGAGGCACGCAAGCACTAGCGACCAACAAACTTGTTGAGATAACAAACCCCGTAATTTCCCCAACAAACACCCTTCTGTATGGACGGGATTACGACGTGGGCGATACCGTAGGCATCACCGGCGACTTTAACGTCAGTACAAAAATGCGAGTTGATGAATACACGTGGTCGTTTGACCAAACTGGGGTTTTTGGTTACCCAACCTTAACGCCAATTAACTAGAAAGGTTTTACTGTTGAGTAACACTGCCGTCGTTACGATAGTAACTATGCTAACGACTTTGGGCGCTTCTTCCGGATTTTGGACGTATGTTTTGGCCGAATCTGGCAAAAAGAACGCCAACACAAAGTTGCTAATGGGCTTAGCCTACATCAAGGCTTGCGAGTTAGGGTTCCAATATATAGAGCGCGGTTCAATTAGCCGTGATGAATTAGAGGACTTTCAGAAGTACCTCTACAAGCCTTATATTGAGCTTGGTGGGAACGGCGTCCTAGAACACCTAATGAAGGAGATAAACACGCTCCACATGACACAGAACAAAGACGACTATCACAGAGGACCAAAATGACAGACTATCCTGAAGATATTCTTGAAATCGACGAGGTTTCTGACCTAGCGGTTTCACACATGATCCCTAGCAAGATGTATGACCTACTTAAGTTCCTTGTGCAGCTGCTGATTCCAGGTCTAGCGACGTTATATTTTGCGTTGGCTAACCTCTGGAATCTCCCAGCTGCAGAAGAGGTTGTTGGTACTTCCGCCGCGGTTGCAGCGTTCCTTGGTTTATTTATTCGGGCGTCTGCACGCTCTTATGAAAAGAGTGGCGCTGCTTATGACGGAACGCTTGTCGTATCTAAGAGCGATGAGGGTAATATTCTCTACTCTCTTGAGTTCAATGGGGATATCGATAAGGTTCCCCAAATGAACGATATTCGGTTTAAGGTTCAATAACCGCACATAAAACATCGGTTATAATGAGAACCTACCGAAAGGACATTGATGATCGGAAGACCCGTTAAGGTCGACGCCATTAAACTTGAAGACGCCATCATTCGCATTCTGGATGACATGGAAAAAGTTGGTCCGGGAACCGAAGAATACACAGCATTGCTGGCACAGCTAGAACGACTTAGCACGCTCAGGACACAAGAACGTCCACCGCGTGTGAGTCGCGATACCTTCGCCACTGTTGCTGCACACCTCTGCGGAATCCTGATCATCGTTGCATACGAACAGAAGCATGTGATGGCATCCAAAGGTTTGAGCTTCGTACCGAAACTTAAAATCTAACATCAAGCCCCCGCGTAATCCCTAACATAGAAGCCGTGTTGAATTAACCATATTCAACACGGCTTCTATGTTTTCGCGGTTCAAACACGTATTCTAAAAATTGCCCGGGGGAGAATTTGGGTGGAGGGTCGCATATTTAACATGCTCTATAATAGAGAGAACCTACCAAGGAGAATTCAATGCTATTTATTTGGCTTGCCCCCGTAATTGTTATTGGACTCGGAGTCGTTGTTATTAAGCAGCGCATGTTCATCATAGAACAAGACGACATCATCATTGATTTGTGTGAGGTCGTTGAGGGAATGATTGCGCATTGCGGCGAATACATCGAAGCCGATTACCAAAAAGCCATCAACGAGCAATTCGAAGAAATTTCAGAACGCTACTACAATATGTAAATCTCAAAAGACTATAATCCCTAACACGGATTATAGTTCTTCTCCAAATCGCAAATGTAACATGGTGTATAATGAGAAGAAGATTTGTGACGTCAGTCACGCCCCAGAGTCCGCATGCGGATAATCTGGAATACGGTAAAACAATCTTCTTCTTTTTTGCCAATCGCAAATTTAACATGGCATCTAATGAGAAGAAGACAAGACACTAATGTGTAGGTGCAAGACCTACCTGTCTGGTGCAGAAGCAAAGCTGCAAAATCATAGTTTTAGTTGGGCTATGAACCTTAGTCTTCTCATATATTTTTTTTCGTCCACTATTTAAGGAAGGTTATAATGAATAACAACAATAACTATGGATGCGGCAGTTTGCTGCTTGATATTTTCCTGACGTGCGTTACCGGCGGATTCTGGCTTATCTGGATCTTTGTCCGTGAAATGCGGAAGAACTAGATGATCCGAAACCCGCACTTTAATACCGCCCGCAAAGCAATACACGACAACTCACCAACTATATTGACCGCGTTCGGCGTCGTAGGCACTATATCTACGGCTTTACTCACCGGACGTGCGTCATACACAGCAGCTCAAGTTGTCATGCATAAAGAAGCAGACTTAAAGCGAGAGCAAGACCCACTTACATTTAAAGAAAAAGCTACGCTTGTCTGGACGCTGTATATTCCAGCTGGAGTATCTGGCGTTATTACTGTTGCCTCTATTGTCACCGCGTCTCAAGTAAGCGCTAATCGTACAGCAGCCATTGCAACCGCATATTCTGTGTCCGAAAAAGCGTTTGCTGGGTACAAAGAAAAAGTTGTAGAACAACTTGGTGAACGTAAAGAGCAAAAAGTGCGTGACGAGATTATGCAAGAACAAGTTGCGCAAAAGCCACCTAGCGGCTCTCAGATAGTAATCATTGACGGCAGTAAGATGCTTTGTTTTGAGTCGTATACTGGTCGATATTTCCATAGCGATGTGGAAACGATCAAGAAGGCTCAAAACGAAATCAACTCAACCGTTATCAATGAGCTATACGCTAGCCTTAGCGATCTATATTACCTGCTTGGGCTGCCTAAAACATCTGAGTCAGATAATCTAGGTTGGAACTCAGACAAGCTGCTGGAAATTGAGTTTACTAGCGTGTTGTCTGAAGAAGACAAACCCTGTCTTGCCTTGACTTACAATTACATCAAACCAATTTAAGGAACCATAATGCTAATTGACGAAATGACCCAAGCAAAGCCCGATCATATTCCGCTGAAGCATGAGCTGGCTAGTGCAGTGCTCGCCACCATGGCGTCGCTTCTTGCCGCTCGTGCCGCTACTGGCGCCTACAAGAAGTTTGTGATCGATCGCACGCCGGGCACAACCCCGCTTGTCGATAGTATCTAGTTAAGACAGTAGGAGCTGTGTAACGTGTACACAGCTCCTACTGTTGCTTTTTGCCCACACCATATTTAAAGGATTACAAATGATTAAAAAAGACATCTCGTACGAGGACTTTAACGGTAACCACACTACCGATACCCACTACTTCCACCTTGGTAAGTCCGAACTCATTGAGCTTGAGGTTGAGTATGAAGGCGGTCTCTACGAAGCTATTGAGCGAATTTCCGCCGCCGAAGACCATAAGCAGATTGTAGCCATTTTCAAAAAGCTTGTTCTGCTCGCCCATGGCGTCAAGTCTGCCGACGGCAAAAGCTTCATCAAGTCCGACGAAGCCCGAGTCGCCTTCTCGCAAACTGGCGCATATGACGCTTTGTTTATGGAACTTGCTACAGACGACAAAGCTGGCGCAGAATTCATTAAGGGTATCATGCCTTCTGATATGGCGCTTGAGATTGCTAAGTTGGAAGAGCTTGCTGCTGCCGAAGCTGCGCAAAAGGCCCAGGCAGAGATTGCTGCTCGCGAACAGGTAAAGGCAGCCGAGGACGCAGAACGTGCCGCTGCTCAAGCAGCACTTGATGCTACATATTTGGCGCAATACCCAACCCCTGCGCCCACAACGCCGACCTTCCCACAACCTCAGAACGACGCTAACCTACAGGGTTAAGGAGTTATATTATGGAGTTCCCGAGTAATTCGAGTGACCCAACACGTAAGAGTCCCGCTGCTAAAAAGAGCAAGGATGCTCAACCCAAGAAAGTTGTCGAGAAAATTACAACTGGGGAAGCTATTAAACGGCCGAAGTCAATCGGTGAACGTGCTAAATCGCTATTCATTGGCAGTGAAATCAAGACTGCGGGAACATACATGGTGGTCGACGTTCTTGTTCCTGCCTTGCGGAATCTTGTTGTTGACGCTACTACTAAAGGTATTGAGCGGCTTATTTACGGGGAATCACCTTCTCCACGCCGCAGCCAATACGGTGGTGGTCAGTCTAGATTCTCGTATCACACGCCAGTGCAACGCGGTTACACAAAGCCGTATGACGACCGCCCACCAAGCCGGTCTGCACCTTCTCGACGGCGTCAAAATGTTGATGACGTAATTATCAAGTCTCGTCAAGAAGCAGAGCTTGTCATCGAGCGGTTGACCGACATTGTAGAGCGTTATGATCACGCAACACTTGCTGATCTGTACGATCTTGTCGGGTTTCCGTCAGCATACACAGATAACGACTGGGGCTGGTTTGCCCTGGGTAGTGTCACCATTCGTCAAGTGCGTGAGGGATATTTGATCGATCTTCCTCCCGTTGAACCAGTCAAATAATTGGAGCAAAAATGAAATTAATTCCCGTAAGTGTAACCCGTAGTGTTGGGCGACAACGCCTTACGCTACAAAAGAACGCGCCTAACATGATGTTTGTCGCGGGACTTGCTGGCACGTTGGTCAGCACAGTTCTTGCGTGTCGTGCAACGCTCAAGGTTTCCCCGGTCCTTGACAAGTTCAAGCAAGATGTTGAAAATGTCAAGGGTCTTGAAGATAGCGAAGAGTACGATACGGCAAACGTGGGCAAAGACCTGGCCTGGGTCTATACCCATAATTCGTTGGACCTGATCAAGCTATATTCCCCGGCTATTGTGGTTGGTGTCGCCAGTGTGAGTCTTTTGACCAAATCACACACCACATTGCTTAATCGCAATGCCTCGCTTAGTGCAGCCTACGCGGTTGTGTCTGAAGCATACGGCGCATATCGTGATCGGGTTCGCGAAGAAGTTGGGGAAGAGAAAGAGCTTGATCTGTATTTTGGGCGGAAAATTGTCGTGTCATCTGATGCTGAAGACGAGAAGCCCACAGAAGGTTACGCCGTTGAAGCGGGTCGATATTCTCCATACGCTCGATTCTTTGACGAGGGTTCGGTAAACTTCCAAAAGCAAGCCGAAATGAACCGGTTGTTTATCCAATGTAACCAGAACTTCGCCAATAACCTACTTAATTCCCGTGGTCACGTATTCCTAAATGAAGTATATGACATGCTTGGGCTTGAGCGATCGAGTGCAGGCGCTGTTGTGGGCTGGGTGCGTAACTCAGACCGAGGCGACGGTTATATTGACTTCGCGCCGTTCGAAGCAAAGAACAACTTGTTCATTAATGAAGTTGAGCCGCGTATCCTGCTTGATTTCAACGTCGACGGAGTTATTTACGACTTGATTGAAGGTGCGTAATGGATATTTACGAGCTTATGGACAATCGGTGGGCCCAGCTAACTGTGGTTGGGCTCACCACATTTGCTGCCGGTTTTGGCGTTGGTCATTATGTTGGCAAGTCAAAAGATATTGTGGTGCTTGCTGAGACTGACGAACTGGTTGAAGAAGTCGCTGCTGATGATCACCCACAGCTTGACTTTGGTCAGGAAATGTCTCACGCACACCCGACACTCGGGTTGGTTGTTGACGAAGAGTATACCCAAAACGAAACATTGCGGCTCATCACACATGAACCAGAAGAAGCGCCGGAGATCACAAACATATTTGCCTCTAGCTCTGATTGGGACATGGAAAAGGAATTGGCGAGCCGCACCAAAGACAAACCGCATATGATTCATCAAGATGAATTCTTTTCGGAAGAGTCGGGATACGTGCAGAGCCAGTGTACTTATTACGTCGGAGATGATATTCTTGTCGATGACCGAGAAGTGCCAATTGCTAAGCACGAAACCATAGTCGGCGAGTTTATATTTGGGCATGGAACTCCAGACAAAAACGTAGTGTATGTGCGCAACGACGTGCTGCAAGGTGAATACGAAATCCTGAAGCACGAAGGTTTCTACTCGATTGAGGTTCTTGGTTACGACCAAGAGTCTCAGGTTGACGAAGAAGCTGCTAAACCAAACGTGCGTAAATTCAGGGAGGAATAATGGACTTCGAACTTGAGGCTCGATATTTCACCTGGCTCCACGGTAAAGTCGTCCTTGAGTTCGCGCCAACAACTTCAAGAAGCTATTACGAGTTATTCAAGATTCTTCATGCGACCGAGTTCGTATGGGTTATATCTGGCGACGACAATCGAGCAGAGTATGGCAAAACCCTTAGAGCAACATTCTTAAACGGAATTAGGCAACCGTATGCTGAAGGATGGGATGCTCAGCCATGCTCTGTACTCGAAATGTTAATCGCTTTAGCTGAAGAAGCTGAGTTCGAGACCGATTTCCCCCACGCCGAATGGTTCTGGCGGTTTATGCTGACGCTTGATTTGGACCAATACAACGATTCAACTCATATAGACGTAGACCACGTAGAACATATTTTAGACAGGTTAGTTTGGCGCAAATACGAGTATAATGGCACTGGAGGCCTTTTCCCTTTAGAACACCCACAGCGAGACCAACGAAATGTTGAAATCTGGTACCAATTCTGTGCGTATGTAATTGAGCGTGCAATGGTTTGAAAGGAGTTGAGTGGACTTCTACACAATTAAGACTAAAGAAGCAAGAGACGGGTCACTCATTGTATATCCGGATTTCACCGTCGGTAGATCCAAAGATCTAATGGTTCGTGGTAAATCGTTCTATGCGATTTGGGATGAGCACAAAGGTCTTTGGTCTACTGATGAGTATGACGTCCAACGACTAGTCGACATTGAGCTGAAAGCATACGCAGACAAACTTGGCGCTCCGTGTAAGGTTCTTACAATGCAGTCTTTTGACAGCAAAATTTGGACTGGATTTCGGAACTTCATGACTCATATTAGCGACAACAGTCATCCACTCGATGAAACTTTAGTGTTTGCTAATACTGAAGTACAGAAGGAAGATTACGCAAGCCGTGTACTACCATATCCTCTTGAAGCGGGACCTATTGACGCTTGGGAAGAGCTCATCAGCGTCTTATATTCTCCTGACGAACGAGCGAAAATTGAATGGGCTATTGGGGCGATTATATCTGGAGACGCAAAGAAGATCCAGAAATTCTTAGTCCTATATGGCCCTGCAGGTAGTGGTAAGTCTACGGTGCTCAATGTCATACAAAGCTTATTTTCGGGCTATGTGGCTACGTTCGATGCTAAAGCATTGGGTAGTAACAACAACGCATTTGCCACGGAAGTGTTTCGGACCAACCCGCTTGTAGCCATTCAACATGACGGTGACTTGTCCAGGATTGATGACAACACAAAGCTTAACTCAATCATATCTCACGAAGATATGACAATGAACGAAAAGTACAAACCAAGCTATACCGCTAGAGTTAATGCGTTCTTATTTATGGGCACCAACCAGCCGGTAAAGATTTCAGACGCTAAATCCGGGATCATTCGAAGGTTGATTGACGTACACCCTAGCGGGCACAAAATCGAGACCAATCGGTATCATATTCTAATCAACTTGATTGATTTTGAGCTCGGGGCTATTGCACAACACTGTCTTGACCGTTATCGCGAACTGGGGCGTAATCACTACGGTAATTACAAACCGCTTGAGATGATGCTACAGACGGACGTGTTTTACAACTACATCGAGGCGTTCTATGACATATTTAAGGCGCAAGATGGAGTCACACTGAAGCAGGCCTACGGTTTGTACAAAGAATTTTGCGTAGACACCGGCATTGAGAAGATGCTTCCGCAATACAAGTTTCGTGAAGAACTCAGAAACTACTTTGAGCAGTTCCGCGACAGAGCTAATATTGATGGAGGTGTTGTGCGCAGTTACTACAGCGGTTTTAAAGCTGAAATTACCGGTGAGTCAGACGAAGCTATGGCATATTCACTGGCTTTAGACGAGACTGAGTCTTTGCTAGACGAGTTACTAGCTGATGAACCAGCACAGTATGCTAAGAACAGCGGTTTCCCAGGGATTCGCTGGGCCAAAACCAAAACTAAATTAGCGGACCTAGACACTTCGCAACTACACTTTGTCAAAATTCCAGAACAACATATTGTCATCGACTTTGACTTAGTCAATGAAGATGGTAAAAAAGACATAGTGTTGAACCTTGAAGCCGCGTCAAAGTGGCCTCCGACGTATGCCGAAGTAAGCAAAAGCGGGTCAGCCATACATCTACACTATATTTACGGTGGAGATGTACACGAACTAGCGTCAGTGTATGATGCTGGTATCGAAGTCAAAACCTTACTTGGCGATTCATCGTTGAGACGACAACTCACAAAATGTAACAACTTACCTATTGCAACGATTAGTAGCGGACTAGCAAAGAAAGAAGCCCATGTGTTAGACACCAAAAGCATTCAAACAGAAAAAGGTCTAAGGGCTCTTATAGAAAAAAACTTGCGTAAAGAAGTGCACCCGGGCACTAAGCCTTCCGTGGACTTCATTGTCAAGATTCTGGATGACGCATATTTGTCTGGTATGGCGTATGACGTTACAGACATGCGCCCAGTCATATTAACGTTCGCTGCTAAAAGCTCGCATCAAGCGAGTACCTGCATTAAGCAAGTGCAAAAAATGAAGTTTGCTAGCGAAATTAACATGCTGCCCGCAGACGACTCAGAGGAAAAACCCATCGTCTTCTTTGACGTTGAGGTATATCCTAACTTGTTCGTTATTTGTTGGAAGTATGCTGGCGACGCAAATGTAGTCAAGATGATCAACCCGTCACCATAAGAAGTGGAAGAGCTACTTGCAATGCGCCTTGTGGGGTTCAACAATCGACGCTACGACAATCATATTCTCTATGCTCGGTTCTTGGGTTACTCACTCAAAGAGCTTTATATTCTGAGCAGTAAGATTGTCAGTGGCGAAAAGGGTTGTTTCTTTGGTGAGGCATATAATGTGTCTTACACGGATATTTGCGACTTCAGCTCGAAGAAACAAGGACTCAAGAAATTCCAAATTGAACTTGGTATCCACCACGTTGAGCTCGATATTCCTTGGACAGAGCCGGTTGATGAATCGCTGTGGTTGAAAGTTGTCGATTATTGTGCAAACGACGTTGTGGCTACTGAAGCTGTATTTGAATCGCGTAAACAAGACTTTGTTGCGAGGCAAATTCTTGCGGAGTTGTCTGGTTTGACTGTCAATCACAGTACGCAAAACCATACAGCTAAAATCATATTTGGGGACGACAAGAAACCCCAATCCAAATTCATCTACACAGACCTTAGTAAGGAATTCCCTGGGTACAAGTTTGACGGTAAGGAAAGCACTTACCGCGATGAAGTTACTGGAGAAGGTGGTTATGTTTACGCAGAACCAGGAATGTACGAAAACGTCGCAGTACTCGACGTTGCTTCTATGCATCCAACCACGATCGAAGTATTGGACCTATTTGGTCCGTATACTAAATCCTTTGTGGAACTTAAGCAAGCTCGCTTGGCGATCAAGCATAAAGATTTCGAAGCGGCTAGGGAAATGCTTAACGGTCGCCTTACGCCATTCCTTGACGAAGACAATGCCGAAGGACTCTCCTACGCTCTAAAGATTGTCATTAACATCGTCTATGGT